ATGTCTGATGCTAAGGCCACCCTTGAGGATCCTAAACTCTGGAGAAAGGCCTTCGACAAGTTCTGGGATTGGTACGCACCCTTCACCAAGGACATCAACTTTACCAATAATACTTTCAAAAAGAACTACCAACGATTTATGAATGTCGGTGGTCTTCTTGGTAAAGAGGCCTATACGGAACTTCAGATGAACCAGGGTCAGGTCGAGTCTGATCTAATGTTGGTCTATCAAGCTCTGGCAGATCTTGACAGGTTGATCCTGTCAAGCGGGTGGGGTGCAAAGAAGAAGATCCTTGAGCAATATTCAGCCATGGAACGGCTGACGGAAAAACAGCGGAGTGATCTCGGTCGACTAGGCAGGACCCCGTTAAAAAACATCGATCGGGTGGCCAAAACCTATGGTGTTCCTAGTGAACTTCTGGAACCGATCAAGAAAATTCGGAGATTGGTTGATTCGCTTGGCAAACGAATGATGGATCTCCTTGCTCCGGATATCGGTCCTGAAGAGACCAAGGCACACATTGAATCTCGTGCGGATCAACTTAAGCAGTTACTTGCATCGGTTGAAGAGGGGGTAGAGATTCCGGATCTGGCGGAGAAGCTCCCTGATTTGCTTCCGAAGGGTCTGCTTGACGATCCTGATTTTGAAGCTCGGTACGGAGGGAATGTCTTGGACATCATGCTGGAGCTGCATGGTTCGTATTTCACTCGTACCTTCCAGGTGTTCGACCGGAATGCCTGGGGGGAGATACTTCGTGAACAAGCTCCCATGATTCAGTGGACAGAGGAAGCCGAACCCGGCAAGAGGGGTAAGCGACGTGAGATGCCCTTGCTGGATGCCTTCAAGAGGGAACTCAGGGACATTGACTATCAAGAGCGTCTCTTCCAGAAGCGGGACGAGATATACAGCGAATTAAAGTATGAGGTTAAGGACGCGTATGAGCGTTACAAGATGGGATATAGTGCGGCCGGGACGAGTCCTGGTCGAAAGGTCCCTCCTGGGGAGCCGATAACCAAGGAGGACATGACACAAATAAGGATCTGGATGAAGATACCTCCTCCTGGGCATATCAAGAGGGATCCAGATTTTCTGGAAGAACATATACCGATACCAGTAGAGAAACAGACTCTTAAGAATGTTAGGTGGTTCATGGAAGAACAGGCTAGGCTAACCGCTACTGAGGACGCGAAAATATTTTTGGAAAAGGTGGGGAGGGAAAAGTATGGTCGAGTGGAGGGTAGGCTGACAGAAGAAGAATTAGAGGGTCGGATCGATCAGATCCTCCATCCAAAACGAAAGAAGGCGGGCTTGGTGCGGAAGACAATGGGGCGGGTTGATTACAACGTCTTCATTGCTCGGAAACTTCACAACAAGAAGTTCCACATACTACTTCGCAAGGTGATGGGTGAGTACCGTGACCGCCTGGATATCAATGCTGTTCGTACTGTGGAGCGTTTGTCTTCCGTGCTGGCCCAGACTCGGTCCCAGGAATACTTGATGGAGATAGCCAAGGAACGGAAGTGGGTTCACGTTGTAAAGGGTCGTGTCAGCAAGGTGGGGATTCGTACCAGGGACGAGCTTCCAATTCAGTACCGCAATCCGATTCCAGATGCCCCGGAATTTGGTCCCTTCCGGGGAGCTTACGTAACCGATACGTTTGAGCAGGCTTTGAAGGATGAATTTGGTACCGGTTATGGTGAGCCAAGTGTCCTTCAGGAAGTTATGACCTGGGGGATTTTCCGCATCTATGGAAAGATGATGGGTTCTGCCAGACTCTCCAAGACCTTGCTCTCAAGTACGGTCCAAGTAAGAAACTGGTCTGCTAATGCGGCCATTGCTATCGTTCATGGCCACATTCCCATGGACCGAACTGTTGGACAGGCTTTTGCCGATGCCTTTCGTACAACTAGGGAGCTGCATTGGCGGGCGGGTAAACATGAAGACAAGCCTTCAACCAAGATCGATGGCAAGACTATTCGTGAGTACGTTCGGGAACTTCTGAATTTTGGGGTTGTCTTCGACTCTCCGGCTGATGAATTGGCTAGCATGCTTGAGACAACCTGGGACATGCCGATATTGAGTGTTATGCAGGATGGCCCCAACATTGTAGATGCGGGAAAGATTGCGAATGTCCAACGTCAAGCCAAGCGTGGCGCATCAAAAGTACTTCATGGCTCTGCAAGTTTGTATCGTGCTGGTGACGATTTCTGGAAGGTTCTTGGGTTCGGTATGGAGCTAAAGACCTTAAAGGAAGCCTTCCCTGATGAGTCGTCTATAGAGGATCTGCCCAAGAACCAGGGGTGGGAAAAGTTTACTGGTGATAGGACTCATTGGCTCAAGAAGACTGCTGCTCTTCGGATTCGGGATATCTACCCGACTTTCAGCAATGCTCCCAACTGGGTGCAGGTAATTAGGTGGTTCCCAATTATGGGTACCTTCCCAACTTACTTCGAAGAGCTTATCAGGACTCAGTACTACGAGTTCTGGAAGATGGCCAATAGGGATCTGAAGAGTGGCAATAGTGTCCTCATGAGACGCGCCCAGTGGCGTATTGCCCGATGGACGCTCGCTAATGTTGCTGCTGGTACTGTCATCAAGAGTCTCTTGCGCCTCGTTATGATGATGATTCCTGGGTGGAGTCCTCTCGACGGGGACGACGAAGAGAAGATGCGTGACCTGGAGGCTCCTTGGGCAGAGAATAGTGTGCTGTTCGGGTTCAAGAATGACAAAACGGGAGCAGTTTATAGTGTGGATCTTAGCTACATGTTGCCTTACTCCCGGCCCAGTGGGTTCTACCAAGCGATTCGCCGGGGCAAGACCCTCGGTGCGAAGATTGGTGGTGCTGCTTATGAGGTTGGCGGTGATGTCCTGACAGCAGACATGGTCTACACCAAGTTGTTTGAGATGTGGTACGGAGAAACCAAAGAGGGACGTAAGATATTCGAGAAGGAGGACCCCGCCCGTGATCGATGGGTGCGGAGTATTCTCCATGCTTGGGGTGCCTGGGAACCGGGTCTTATGAACTCCAGTGTCCGGACTGTGATGGGAATAGCTGATGTGCCTTCTTTTACTGGCAGAAAATACCGCCCCGGTGTTGAGGTCCTGGCTGCTACTACTGGTTCACGTATCACCCAGATAAATGTCCCCCGGAGTTTTAGCTTCAAGGCGACGGAGTTTGCTAATAATCTCCGTACAGACAAGAGGATCCTTGAAGCGCAAGGCCGTTCTGCGTTCAAGCCATTCCTGGGAATCTTTAGTGGTTCGGTGAAGCAAGTTAGCCGGAGACTGCCTCTTGCTGAGAAGGTCCGAAGGCGACACTTTGTCTCGATGATCAATGACATTGATACCGCTTTGCACCTCGGTGCGACGGAAGAAGAGGTCGTAGCTGCCCTGAAGCGTAACGGCATTAGCCGAGAGCTTATCTTTGCCTTGATGAACAGGGGCTATGTGCCTTATTTGCCCTCTGATAACATGGTTCGCCAGATCCGAGAGAGTTATGCTGGAGAAGAGAAACTCGCTATAATGGAAAAACACATTCTGGAAGAACAGAAAAAGGAGCGGGATCGAAGGGCCTCTGGCAAGTCGTTTCCGGGGTTAAGACCTCCCTCCAAGGAGACAAAATGACAGGATTAAAAACTATACTGGTATGGTTAGCTTTGTGCCTAGCACCCATTGGGGTGCAGGCACAAAGCTACACAATTGCCAGAACGGCGTCTGAGGCGACCACCCAGTTGTGGGATTGGTCCCCAAAAGCAGAACATCAGAGAGCTGCCGTCAGAATCCGCTGTGGGGCCGCTGGTGGCTCCGGTGTGTGCATCTGGAGCAATGGTGACACTCTGGTCGTGTTGACCGCAGCACACGTTGTGGACGGTCCTGGGGCCGTCAGAATCTATTGGCAAGATGGGAAGACTGCATCGGGTAGCGTGGTTGGAACCGATTCCGCCAACGATATTGCTGTAATACAGTGTAAATTCAAAGGTCGGGTGACTACGATACCTCTTGCCAGTAATCCGCCTCCTGAAGGGGCGAAAATAGAGATTCTCGGATTCGGGGGTCCACAAGACAACCTACGACGGTTTTACGGTAAGGTCATCCAGACCGGATCCAAGATTAGTGCTCAGGCTTACCTGCTCTCCGGGGACAGTGGTTCTAGTATGATTTACAAGGGAAGCGTGGTCGGGATCGCAAGGGGTGGTCCCTACCTTTCAGCCGGTATTGTCGACGCGCGCGGGGGGCGCTGGTCACTGGTCCATCCAGCAGGTGGAGCCAGTTGCCGACCCATCGCAGCGCTGGTAGGGCGCTGCGCACCCTTTTGTGTTCGACCCACACCCACTCCACGAAGTGCGTATCCACCTATTGCTGATAACGTGCCTGGACCTGTTAGCAACAGCATTGATTATGACTTGCTTGCAGAAAAAGTTGCGGAACTGCTTGCCGAAGACGGGCGTCTCAAAGGAGAACCCGGAAAAGATGGAGCCCCAGGAAAAGGAATAGAGCTTGACCTGGACACGCTCAGTGAAGAAGTTGATAAACGATTACCCCCGTTGACGATCCAGATCGTGGATCGCAATGGGAAAGTCCTCTCTTCTGAGTCTCGTAGGCTTGGGGAGAAACTACAGATCCTTTTCCAACCCAAGGAGAAAAGACAATGATAGATGCTGCAACCTTAGCACTCCTGGAAGTGCATGCGGTCAACGGTGCGCAACGTGCCAGCGATGGTGCCAACAACGTCGCGGAAGCTAGCCGACTGCATCACTTGGCAAGCCTGAGCCAACTAAGTCAACGTGAAGCTCTGGCGACACGCTCGGCTGACGGTTACACGGTAGCTCGTGACTTGGCTAATTCGTCCTCCTAATGGAAGATCCCCTAGAAGTCGCGCAACAGCAATCAGACGAGGCTCTTGAAAGAACCAACCGTCTGCGTTCAGTCTTCATTGAGAAGGGTGTGCGAGAGTACATCCGAGAGATTGCCAATGAGTACAGACGAAAAATCAGTGGCGGCTCTGGAGCACCTGAAGAGGGTCGGTCGTCTGAGAATAGCTGATGAGGCTGTTATGATGGCTGACAAGCAGGAACTTCTGGCGATGAACCGCGCGAAGGTGAGGGCTCATGATCGTAGATTCTTGGGTGATATCGAGGAGGAAGAAGTGGGCAACATCCATATCGGAGACTTGAACCAAGTTGCTCCTCAACAGTCGGCCCCCTCCGCGCGCAGCGGTCTGGCCAAATCGGCTGGCGTCGCTGCGTTGCTGGCTCTCGGCGGCGGTACGGGGGCAGGAGGCTTGGCACTCCTAGAGTACTTGACTTCTAAGCCTGTACCCGCCGTCGAGTCTTTTGAAGACACAGATACGAATACCGAGTACGAGATGAAACTCGTGCCAAGTGGAGGATAGCTTGTACCAGTACCATGTCGCAGAGGTTGTAAGGTGCATTGACGGGGACACGATTCAGTTGGTGTTTGATCTGGGGTTTCACCTCAGACTGAATGCCACTTGTCGGTTGTACGGAATCAACTGCTTCGAAAAACGGGGTCCGGAACGAGAGAAGGGACTGGCTGCACAAGAGTGCCTGGAAGAGCTGATCGAAGGAAAGAGACTCTGGTGCGTAAGCAGAAAGAATCCAAAAAAACAGCAGGGCAAGTACGGTCGCTGGCTTGTCGATCTCTGGGTAGAAAGCGATGACAGCGAAAACGGAATGAATGTGAACCAGGAGCTGATTCGGAGGGGTCACGCTACCGTCTACATGGCAGACCTAAAATAGGTACGTACCCTCCGACATGACAATTGATCTCTGGACGACACTCATCAGTAATGTTGGGTTGCCCGCTGCTTTTGTGCTGGTGATCCTCCTCTTTCTTTACCGCACCTTTCGATCTCTGGTGCCGTTCTTTCGAGCAGCCTTTGACCAGCATATTGAACTCGTCGAAGAGCTGAAGACTGCTCTCAAGAAACAGCATGACGAGACCTCTAAGACTAACCGCGCTCTGTCACACGGTGCCGATGCCTTGGAGGCTCTGGCCTCCAAGGATCGGCGGGAAAAGGTAGGTGTTCATACCGAAGCTATGAGAAGGGAGCTGGAATGAAGTCTCTCCCTATTCACCGCTGGATTTATGTCATCCCAGGTTTTCTCCAGAACCGAGGAGGCGACAACGGGATGGTATCCTTGTGGAAATCCTTGCACATGCTGTACTCAAACTACAGCACGAGGGTGGAACTAGCTCACTGGAATAGCGACTGGCGAGCACACGCAGAGTGCATCAACAGGATGTGTGCCGACCACCATGCCAGCGTTGTCATCGCAGGGTATTCCTGGGGAGGGTACAGCTCGACGTTGCTAGCACGAGAGCTGGCAAAACATGGACGGAAGGTTCAGCAGATGGTACTGTGTGACGCAGTTTACCGGCACAAATACTGGCTGGGAAACTGGCGTGCCTTGTGTCCTTTCAGCAAGATCAAGATCCCGGCCAATGTCGAAAAGGTTACTTGGTTCAGACAGAAACAGAACTTCCCAAGGGGACACAATCTTAAACCAGAAAGTGACACTACGATCATCCGAAACCCACAGGAGTTGAAAGACAAACATCAGCAATGTGATGACAGCTTCCTGTTCCAGAAGGAGACGTTCAAGTCGTGCCATCGCATTTTGGGAAGAGATTCGATAACGCCCTGAGAAGATTGCGACAGGGCCTGCCACTGGGGGTACCGTTGGAAGTCAAGACGGTACCACCGGAGAAGATTGCAGGACTATGTGGGTTGTGTTGGACATTCGAAGATCCTGACAAGTTTGAGGTTCAAGTTTCAAGGGAACTGAGCATACTTGCTGCGGTCGATACGTTGATTCACGAGTACGCACACTGCCTGGACCATGTAGTGAATGGAACCGACAGTCGCAAGGAGCACCGAAACAGCTGGGGGGTTGCGTATGCGAAATGTTACCGTGCCGTTCATAAGGAGTGACCATGCGAATACTGGTAATTGGAGATACTCATTGCCCAGCACTTCATCCGGATTATTTGGACTTCCTTCGGGATGTGGCCAAACAGTGGGGAATCAAGAACAACGATCCCGACTGCCATACCGTCCACATCGGTGACGTTTCTGACTGGCATGCTATTCAATATCACGAGCGGAACCCTGCTTGCCCCAGCGCTGGTGATGAGTACAGCATTGCCTTGAAGCAGGTTCAAACACTTTACAAGGCCTTTAGGAATGTCACGGTGATGACGGGCAACCATGACGACTTGCCCGCCCGGCAAGCACGCACGGCAGGGATACCCACAGAACTGCTACGGGACTATGCCAAGATCTGGGAGACGCCAGACTGGGACTGGAGGCCCAGGTACAGTGTCTTTAAGATAGATAACATCACATTTGCCCACGGGGACCGGGGTAAGGGAGGCCAATATGCAGCTCTCAGAAACGCCAAGGACAACTTTACCAACTGGGTGCAAGGACATGTCCATGGTCAGGCAGGCGTCCAGTACTTCGCCAACAGCAGCCAACTGATCTGGGGCATGAATGTTGGCTGCGGGATTGGGAAGTCGGCAGCTATGGACTACGGACTCAAGTTCAACACAAAACCTGTGAGAGGCTGCGGTGTGATTGTCGATGGGCAGGCCTACTTTGAGCCAATGATCTTATGAAGACGCTACTCCTGATCCTGATCTCCATCATCCGGTTCGACTCCGTCCTCGTGGAAGATCACTTTGAGATCGTCGAGATCAACACCATCTACCAGACTGATGATGGGAAACGTCGCCTGAAACAATTTATCTGGTGGGATGAAGATCACGGTGCTGACATAGCCCAAGGGTGGCTCGACTACCGGCGTGTCGGGAAGGATCCAGTTCGCGTGGGCGATCATTATGAACTCGTCTGGTGGGATGGAAAGATTTGCAGGAAGGTGACCTGTCGCGCTGTCATTGTAACGGAGACTTGGGGTCGTGATCCCGAGGTTGACAATCGTCTACTGGTTCCTTTGACTCATCGCCGGGGGCTGAGTGAGCCATAGCTTTGTTGTCTTGCCGCACCCACTTAACGAAGGAGGGGCTGAACTCGGTATCGCACCAGTCATCGCCCCCCTTGAGGGCCACCCAGATGTTTTTGACAGCGCAAGGGTCTCCAATTGCGTCGAACTCCCTGAACATCTCAAAGAGACTGTTGTAGGAAACGACAGCGGCATAGGTTCCGTTAGGCCACTCTCCCACGCAGATCACCTCTTCGTGACTCTCGTGGTCAGGTACCAGTAGTTCGTCTTTTCGGTTGAGTACATACTGAAGATAGGCGTCATTCATCCTCTTTCTCCTTGTTATCATTTAACCGCTCCATGATTGGAGGCAGATCCTTGAGGTAACAAACAACGACCCAACCCTTCAGGTTCTGCCGGGTCAGCACCAGCGGGATATCGCCGGGTTTCCTGTCGTTGTCTGCCTGTTCCAGAGCTTGGTGCATGTGGAAACGCTCCACTCGTTTGACCTCCAGGTGGATGCCGTCGATGCCGATGATGTCGGCATCGCCAGCAACGCCACAGTACTGCTGGGCTCGCCTAGTGGATAGGTGTGGAAAGGTCTGGTTCAGCACAGCTGCTCCCTCCCTTTCCCCTCGTTTTCCCTTCTCCCTTGATGCACGTCCTTTGCCTTTGCTCATTTCCTGTTCTCCTCTGGTTTGAAGTGTATCTTATAACCACCACGATGGACAGCTCCGTGGTGGATTGACTGGTAACTCGGTGTAACGTAGTCCTCCCCTCTGAAGACCCTGCGCTGTCTCTCTTCCTTGGATGTCCACGTTGCTCGGATCCTCGCAGACTCTCGCGCAATGCGGTGATCCATTACCTGGGAGGCATTGGCATCGAGGTCGCAGTTTTTGATCGCCCATTTGTCAATGGCGTCAACGACGTTTCTGGGTAGCTCGTTTTTTCTCTTAGGCATCGCTAAATATCTGGGTCTCTGCGTCAAAGCGAAACACCATCTTCCTCTTGCGAATTGGACCGTTGCGTCTCTTGATACAGTGGACTTCGAAATCGTCCTTGTCACCGCTCGACTTCTCACTTCGACCGTGCCAGAAGCAGGCGAGGATGGCATCTGCGTCCTGTTCAATGCTGCCGCTCTCTTTCATGTCCGACAGATTGAACTGGATGTTCTCCCTTCGATCTACATCCCTGCTGACCTGACAGAGGGCCAGGATCCCCACATTGTAATCTCGGGCAGCTGCCTTGATTCTACGGCTGATCTCACTGACTTCCTCGTAACGCCCTTCCTTTTCGCCTGCAATCAATTGCAAGTAGTCAATGGCCACGAGCTGGACGGCGTGGGCCTGAACGCACTCCCGGATCGACTTCTCGATATCACCAATGGTGGTGACGCACCGGACGAATGGCCTTGCCTTGCCCTTGAAGTGCTTGTCGACTTTCTCAAGGGCCTTGTCCCTGTTCTTCTTCCACGACTCCTCGGAGCCGCCAACCAGTCTCTGGACCATCCTCCTGCCCAGCTCGTACTGACTCATCTCTGCTGAGAGAAGGAGAGTGGGTGTCCCCTGGCTGGCTTGGTGATCCAACCAGTGAAGCGCGAAGCTGCTTTTACCATGTCCGGGTCTGGCTGCGATAATGCAGACCTCTCCCGGACCCACCCCGTCAATCGATTGGTCTACGGCCTTTACTCCACACCCAAAGTAGTTGTGAGTGCCTAGTTGGCTGAGGAACATCGTGGCACAGGAAGCAAGGTCTTCATGTACCTGCGACTGGTTCCGCTTCCCCATTAGCTCGTAGGCCTTGCGAACAGTGAGGTCGATCCAGCGGTCAGACTTCTTGTAGCCGATTTCGTCGCACCAATACCGTATGGCAGCTTTGATCTCGTTGTCTGGGATGCCTCGCTGATAGATCAGCTCTCTGGCGATACAGAAGGCGATGGTGCTGCGGCTGGTGTCTCCTTTGAGTCCGGCGGTGTCACCCCGCCACCGACGTGCCAGGAGGCTGTCAGGCCACTTCAGAATCTCGTGAACACGCTCGCTGACGAAAGACCCGCTTTCCTTGGGGACCTTCTTCACAAGCGTCTCCCCCAACTTGGCAGCGATCTCGTCAAGATCGCTGCCAACCACAGGATGTACTTCGAGTTCGACTGTCTCCCAGTCGTTCTCCACATCCACAAACCTGGAGTTGTTCCATCCGGGGTACCGAACTAGGTTGCCCATTCCTTCGCCTGATAACTTGTCTTGCCGGGGGTATATTTCTCGTATCGGGATATCAACTTTCTTGGCCACAGACTTCCAGAACGACCTGACTTGCACAGCCGGGACTGGTTCCGAAAAGTGTAACCAGAGATGGGCTCCTGCTCCGCTGGAGCTAACTTCCATGACAGGCTTCAGGCCTTGTTCAGCCAGAAAGTGGTAGTAGCTCGTGGCTTTGGCTCTCCACTCTGGATCAGGGTCGTCGGAATGGTCGTCGAAGTCGAGACACGAGCAGTACACCTTGTTGTCTGGGGTCATGAGATAGAACCCGAAACAAATCTCTTGGCCCAAGTGACCCTTGCTGAACTTCTCGGGGTCAAGTGGGATAGTGTTCAGCTTGTGGGGGCGGAACCCCTTGCCGTTCTGGAGAGCGATGTACTCTTCCCGGCCTCTGAAATGTTCTAGGATCTTAGTCGAGTCCATTTTGGTTTGCCCTCCTGTTTCCTTTTAGAAATTCTATGTACTGGAGTAACCAGCGTAAGTCCTGCTCAATCCTCTGAAGTCTCTTCTCTGCCCTCTTTCCGATAAACTCGTTGATATCCATCTGCATTCCTCCGGTTGTAGTGCTTGTTACATTCCTTGCTTAGGCCGATGTGCATCAAGATCGCTTCCTTGGCGGAGCGACCGCCATTGTAGCCAAATAGCACGCCACAAGATTTACACCGGATGCGCTCTTTCCTTCTCTTCCGGTAATGCTCTCTCGCCATGGTACCCCCAAATAAAAAGAGAGGGTGACACGGCTGCCGTGAGTAGAAACAGCTAGCCGTGTCAACCCTCAGCTGGCCCCTGGCACGGGCCAGCTCCCCCGCTAATTACAGCTCGTTCCACTCGCCCTTGGTGGCCGTAGTGGCTCCAGCTTCGCTCGCCCAAGCCTCGCCATGAAGGGCGTTCACTTCGGCTAGGTCGCTCTCAGAAAGCTCCACAGCTGGCCCAGCAGAGGCTCTGGCCATGACTGGCCGCCACTTCTCGAAAGGGGTATCCCCTTCTTTCTTTGGCGGATCATAAGAGAGGGTCCACCAGCCTTCATTCCCCACGCAGTTGGAGTTTCCCTCTGCGATGTGAATGTCGGCAGGATGATCTCCCTTGAAACCAATCGTTTCCGATTCGAGTTCCCGCTTGACGAACGACACGCTCTTTTTGGTCAGAGGACCGTAGTAGGTACACTTGTTGTCAAACTCCTCGGTTTCAACGGGTACTGCATCCTCACCGGGAGTAACTTCGTGGAGCAGGACATTGAGGGTCAGGTAGACCGTCCAGTTGCCATTTCCACTTTTTCCGAGACGCTGTGACGCTACGCTACAAAAATACTTTCCAGCTTCAAGTTTACTCATTTCTTTTTCCTTTCGTTAAGGTGCTTCACTAGGTTCTTCCAGCCTTGTTTTCCATCCGGGCCAAGAGAGAACTTGGTCATCCCCAAACGGTTTCCAGCAATCCAAGCAGCAGAGCCTTCGCAGTACATGAAGCGTTCTGTACCACCCTTCCCCTTCGCTCGGTTGCCATCTTCATCAACCACGACGACGGTATTGATGAAACCAATCAGATCAGCACACTGATGCAGGGATCCCCACTGGCGTGGGTGCATTTGCGGAGTGTACTGGTCGTAGTCCTGGCCAGCAGGATTCTTGAAGGGCTTGACCAATGTATGGCAGAGGCCAATCACCGACATGTCCTTTTCTTCCCGCAGCTTGTCCAGACCTCGCAACAACTGTTTCCAGTGGGGCGTGGCCGTCTGGTAACCTTGCATGTAAGAGAGGAACCCACGAGGCCCCCGGTCGCCGCCATACTCTGTCTCACATACATGGTCATACAACATCTCTTCGAACCCGTTCAGCGTATCGAGAACCACGGTCTGGAAGTCGTGTTTGTGACTCCAGAGGGCTTCGATCGCTTCCAGTAATTCGGTCCAAGTCTTCAGTTCCGGCAGATGCGAAACAGGCGGTAGCTGGTCGTGGTCGATCAGGGTTTCTAGGCCTGTCTCTCCACGAGACATCAGGACAACCGGCTTCTTTGCATTTGCAGCAAGCGTAGTCTTGCCAATCTTCTCCGGGCCGTGGAAAACCATAAATGGCTTTAGCCCACGACCTGTTCCGGTTATCTGTGTCAGGATACCGGCGGGTGCCTCAGCTGTTGCGTTTGGCATGCTCTTTCCTTTCATTCCAATACGCTTCTAGGGACGAATGAAACACTTTGCCGAAGCGCAAAGCAGGTGCTTCAGGTTTGATCGGTTCGATCTTCTCGTTGTATCTCCAGTAGGCCTTCCGGCGACAGGACTGGAAGCAAGTTGCCCGAGAGTGCGAGATGCAGCGATCTCCGGAGAGATCGCTGCCCCCACGCTCCTGCCACTTCTCTGTGTCTTCTGGGTACGAAACCCCTTGGCAGAGGTCAAAGTATTCGCACTTCTGGCCGTACGAGAGGCAGTTACTGGTGTTCTGGTAGTGGGCCTTGGTCTCTTCTGCCCGTTCCATGTCCCGGCACAGGGCAACCAGCTGCTTGGAGTAGTCCACCATTTGCGCCTCGTTGCGATGAACGAGGGAGTATTGGTAGAAGAATCTGTCCGGGTCCTCTGCCACATCGGCGGCAATTCTCATCTTGTAGAGCGGTGCGGTCTCCTGCGACAAAGGGGTCTCGGCGGCCTTCTGAGGGGCTTTGGTCCCATAGTAGGTTCCGAGGTCCTCTATCTCGCTGCGCGTCCCTACGGCCCCCTCAGAGCCTCTGGGGATGCGTTTGGGCTTTGTAGTGATTTTCTTCACCACATCGTAGACGGTTTTGCGGATCTTCTCACCCATGAACCACTGGGCCATGTGGTAACCAGACAGCTGGGCATCGAACGAGAGCTTCTGGTAGTACGGATCCCACAGCTGCCGGATGTCGCTGGCCGACCGGGTCTTGTGTTCAACCAAGATCAAGCCCTGCTTGTCTCGCAGGAGCAGATCGATTTTGCCGACGTACCGCCAGCCGTTGGGGAACTTGAGCCGGAAATCCTTTTCGACCGCAACGATTTCACCAGTGAAGTTCTTCCACTGATCGTGGTAGGCCTGGGCCAGAACAGAGGCTCGGGCCTTGTCGATTGGAGAGAGGTCTGAGTCGTCAATTACCGATAGATGGGCGTCCATGTTGTCCTCCTTGTGGCCATGGGTGGGCCAGTTGAACAAAATGGTTGGCTCAAGTCAATAGGGTTGGAAAAAGAATGTCGCCCGGAGTGGCCAAGCTCCGGGCGACACAACCCTTGACCGCTTCGAATTGGAGGACAAAACGGCTCGCTGATTCTACTGTCTGCTTGACATCAGGACAAGCACTCCCAAAGAGTGCTTGGCCCGCTGGATGTCCTGTGGCCGTAACGGGCTTACTAACACTGATAGTGAAACCCTTAAAAATAAGCACCAATTTTACTTGCTGGCCTCGGGTAGCGAGTCTTGTGTGTCCCCTGTCCGGGCCACCTTGGCCCGCAACTCGCCTTTCTACTGCCCGCAGCACCTTCACCTGTACCAGCTGCTTGTTGGCTATGTCATGGCATGGTAACTTCCTCGGGTTGTTCGGTCAACCCATAGCCATGACGCCGACAGAGCTTGGAGATTGCCGATTCGGTAAATGGCTTACCAGCCCGGTTGAGGAGTCCCTCGATGGCAAGGAACTTGGAGATGTCATTCAGAGTGGTCCCCATTCCTCTCATGATCTTGATCTTTGTCAGGATCTCCTGCTCCTTTGGGCAGGGAATCAAGCGAGAGGAGTCCTCGGGGTCTACCATCAAGCCCGTGTTCGGATGGGCGTTGAATCGTTTGCCCTGGCTCTTGAGATGCGCGACCGTTCGTTTGCTGTGCTCTGACGTTCGCTCTCGTTCCCAGTTGGCGATGAGGCCAATCAGGTAGAGCATCATGCGGCCAATCGGGGATGCCAGATCAATCTGCTCGCTAATGGAAATGAGGTTACGCTCTGGTCCCTTTTCAGGCCGCAGGTGGTCCTCGACGATGTGGATCAGGTTGGAGAGATTTCTGGTAAGGCGGTCCAGATCAACTACGACGATCCCCTGAATTCCCTCTTCCTGCATTCGGTGAAACAGGCGAAGGAGACCGGGCCTCTTCATGTCCTTGGCACTGCCGATCTCCGATACAACGTCCACCAGCTCGGTGTCCGGATGGAGCTTGGCGTAGGCCCTGATCTGGGTGTCCTGTTCGTCCAAGCTGTGGCCCTCTTGCCCCTGTTCCTGTGTGCTGACCCTTGTGTATCCAATTAGTTTCATTGCTTGCTCCCCTTTCAATCGTCCCTAGTATCAGTGGTTAATACGCATTATTCAGCCCCCTGCCCCAGATACCTAGCCATTGCCTGTTGAATTTCACGAATCATGTCTGCCTGCTTCCTTGTTATGACAAGGCGTTTTGGCGGATTAGGTTGTGATGACCGGACAGGTTGAGAGATGACGAAATTATCCGACCAAACCTCAATCTCAAGCTCATGTGGGTAGCCGCATGTCACCACCGCTCTGGTTAGGCACACTCTCTTCTTGGTCGTCTCACTCATGTCGCTTCTCCTTCGGAGTCATCTGGTTTACCGTCCTCGAGAGGATTGTTTGCGAGCGAGTCAGCCAAGTAAACAACCGCTCTCGCTACTCTAGCGGACGCATACATAATCTGCTCGCCAATGTACTGCTCTCCCGGCGGCAACTCGGCCAGTCGGGCATGGCGAGATTTATCGTTATTAAGTGGCTGTTCTTTCGTAGCCATCCGCAAATACGGATGAGGCTCGCTACCGTATTGGACGACACAGCTAGAAATCTGAGTCATTGCATTTGCAAGTTGCTCTAAGTGTTTGTCGTTACTCATATCGCTTCTCCTCCTACTGCTTGGGCAACTGATCCGAGGTAAACAACGTCAGCCTTTGTCAACTTGGCCTTGTCCAGCTCGCCCCAGTCCAGACAAAAGGCTCCACACAGATACGGATTGTACCTGAATTGGAGCCAGTCGGAGTCTGGGTAGCCTTCGACTGGAGGGGATATAAATCCCTTGACGTAAGCGTGTACATTCTTCCGGCCCTCTTTCAGGACTCGCTTTCGTCCAGCTTCGCTTACCCTGAATACACAGTCTTTCAGGTACACCTCCCAGCAGTGGCCGATGACTAGGCCACTTTGCCTGACGCTGTACCTTGCCCTGGATACACCACCAAGGTTGCGGTAAACGTGGACTGGTTTGCTTTCGTCCAGCGTTCGTTCCCGGTACGGAATAATTTCCATGCTCTTTCTCCAATTAAAAGAGGGGCGGGTGTTTGACTCAGAAGGCCGTCACCTTAATCCGGTCGGCCTCACCGGACGCCCCCAGTGCGTTGGTTACTTTCTCATCTATCATCGTACAGTGGGGCAGGCGTTCGTCAATACCCTACGCGCTGGTTCGCGCCGGTTCTCGCCGGAAAAAGTCCGGTTTGACATCCGGTTTGACATCCGGTCTACGTTTCTCGGGTGTTCTTGGCCGGTAAAAAGTCCGCTTTACTGGGCTTGCCGTAGCTGGTTCCAGTAGCTAGGATTACCGGCATAGCAGCAACCATCAGACAACCGATAAGGGTAGAGCAATGACAACACCACCACAAAACTTGCAACGGGACTTCTTCAGAGCCGTATCGGCTAAGCGGTTGAACGGCCGCGCGATACTATCTTGCCGGGAATTGCATACCTTCAGGATCCGGGAAATTAGCGGCCGGGAAGGTGAAAGAGCGCACCGGCAGAAAATGGTCCCGGTTTATCGTCGACGATTGGAATTAGGATTAGACCTTTTTAACCCTTGCAGAATTGGAGAAACGAATGAGCGTAACGAAAGCCGAGTGGTTACTGATTAGGCGGCCGGTTCTGGGAACGTCTGGGAAGTTTGTAGAGAATTCTCGCCAACTGAGCTGGGCGCGTTCAGCGACTGAGGATTGTGACAAAAGTTGCGTCATGCTCCGAAACGGGTGCTATAACGATCGGATCCAGCAGTTTCGCCAGAACGTGGCCGACAAGTTAAAACGGCATGAGAGCATCCCACCCGAAAATCTGTGCCAGTTGGCAGCCTACGAGATGAGCTTGTTTGCCGTTGCCTCGCTGGTTTGGTTTCGGTTCTGTGTTTTTGGCCCCGCGCCGGATCCGGATAAGGTGAGGAACAACGATCGATTCAAGCGCGCGTTGCGTGCGTTGGTCCAAGAGGTTAACCGGGTGACCGGCCAGGGCGCTATACATTTCCCGGTAGAATCACCCGGCAAGCGGGAATTCTACGGTGATATCCTTGCCGGCCTTGGCGTTGTTGTGCGTGAAACCTTGCAGCGATCGCGCCAGTTAAACGACATAAAACACCCGAGCGCAATTGTGATCGGCCGCAATACGGCCAAGGCCGATAGGCCCCGGCATTGTGAAAGGGTGGCCGCAACCGTTCGCGCGTCAGGCCAGTCGGCTGTTGTTTGCCCGGCCGTTATCCGGGAGAGCAAGTGCGGCCAGTGCCGCGCTTGCGCTAGTCCACTCGTGGACCTTGTGATCTTCCCGTTTCATGCTTAGCGCGCTGGTTCGCGCTGGTTTACCCCGGTTACAGGGCTTCCCTAGGTCGCTTTTTCGCTGATCTGGTCCCGGTACCCCGGGTGCCGGGATATCCGGCCAACCCGAAAAATAGGCTCAAGTGGGATTGCCGGTACAACCGATAAAATGCTAAGGTACTAGTGATCGGGGGATTCCCTCCCGACGCAACAACCCTTTTTAGGAGGCCAAGAAAATGGCTGACAGTAGAATGAGAGTGACCCAAGTAGTGAAGATGGGGCCGTTGTCCCTGTGTTGGATTAGTTTCGATTGTATCGAAATTACCGACGTGGGCGGCGATCGGGTAACAATCCCGAAAACACCAGAGGCCCTGCGACGGCTCCACAAGGAGACGGGCGAATGCATCGAGCAGATCGAACGGGATGAAGAGAAAAAGGTTCTGGCCCGTAAAGAGGTGCGGGAAGCAACCGCAAAACAGGAGGCCGCAATCCTGAAGGATTACGCCGATAGTGAATAGCTTTCTACCCCCGGCCGCAGTGTAGCGGCCGGGGTTTTTTGTGCCTTGTTTTTGAATTGGAGAACTGAGTTATGACGAACGAAAGAAACGACCGATCGCAATACCGACGACAATCCGGCCAGGATCAATGCGAAAACATTAGTGTTGTCTCCGAGGATTGGACAATTGGCGATCGGATCAACGCAGCTTTCCCGTTTGACGTTGAGCCCCGGCCGTTGTTGACCCGCAACCCGTCCCTGGCTCCAGTTGTTGTTGATGGGGTGTTACGTAGTGGCATCATGTCTAAAACCGGGTTGTATGGTTTATTCCGTACCGACAACCATGAAATGGTCAGCCGTAGCAGTGTTACAGCGGCTTATCATGTCCATACCAAGGACGATGTTATTGCCTTGGTTGAGGCTGCTGGATCCACTTTTAACAAGGACCAGTTTGACATTCTGTGTGATTTTCACAACGGACATCGGGTTGTCATTCAACCCGGCATTGAGTATCGAAAGTCTATCTTTGGCACGGAAGATAATGTCTTTCCCCGGATCGTGATCGATGCGGGATATGACGGCCGTTCCTTCAAAGCCTTAATGGGATATTGGAGAGACCTCTGCCGTAATATGGCGATGATCGGTTCGGTTGATTCGTGTTGCGTTAAGATTCGACACCTCAAGAGCCTACAGCCCCGCATGGATGAGCTAATCGGATCCATGCAAAATCTGTGGCAAGGGTGGGGTAATCTTACGGCCAGTCTCCAGCAAATGGAGAGAAACACGGTCCAGCTTGCTGACTTTCTACGCAAGGTCTACGGGTGGCAGCCAGGAGAGGAAGGTCCTAGCCGGACTAGCTACAACAACCGGCATGATTTGGTTGTCAAGACAATCAGGCAGGAGGCCCGGCTGGCTGGACGTCCAGAGGTGCCAGTGGTTCCGGTGGTAGCCTGCAATCAGGAACGCTGGCATTCTGCCGGATCCGGTGGTAGCGTCGAGGTGACCGGTTATCAAGCCTTCCAAGGTGTCCAAGGATACGCCCAACACCATTCGCATCGGCAAGGGATGAGTGGAGTTGAAGGCACGGCCTTGGACATCAGAAGGGCAGTCCTGGCCTTTGGCAGTAAGCACGTAGCGAAGGCCGAACGATTGGCATTAGGTATGCCGGTCAACATCTTCAACAACTAGGCAAGCGATGGTTCGCGCCTGTTTCCC